ATGTATTTCACCCTTATCCTCGAAAATGAATCCGGCGAACAAGTGAACTTATCCGCCACCGCCAATCAATACATGACCTCCAAAATCGAAGGTCTGAATCCGCCTGCCGGAACGATTTCCACTTCTTCTTACGCTGGCATGAACGGCAGCTATCTCAACAACGCCTTTATCGAAAAGCGAAACGTAGTCATCTCCTTTGCCATGCGTGGCATCGGCATCGAGAAACGGCGGCATCAGCTGTATCATGTGGTCAAGCCGTCCCGATACATCAAGATCTGGTACAAGACGGCGAACATCGATGTCTATGCCGAGGGGTATGTAGAAACTTGTGAAGTGTCAAATTTCGAGCAGCAGATCAGCGGGCAGATCTCCATTCTCTGTCCGGACATTTACTGGTACAGCCGGGATATTTTCTATGCCTATTACAGCGGCATCACCGGAGCATTTCATTTTCCCTTTCCGGAGAGCGATGCTCCGTTTCCTTTGGGCGTGTATTCCAATAGTGATGCCTTATCCATTACCAATGACGGAGATGAAACCGGATTCACACTGCGAATTGAGGCACTGCCCAGCGACATTCCGCAGGAAGTGGTGGCAGTGACTCCGACCATCTACAATGAAAACGGCGAATATCTGCAAATCAAAGGTGATATTCTGACCGGTGATGTCATTACGGTTACCACGAAAACCGGAAACAAGACCGTCACGCTGACACGCAACGGCGTGGACAGCAACATCCTGAACCGGCTGGTTTCCGGCTCGACTTGGCTGACCTTGAAGGAAGGCACAAATATCTTTCGGGTCGAGGCAGTTCGTGGTGTGAAAAAGCTGCGTGTGACTTTGATGCACCGCAATTCCTATCTGGGGGTTTGAGAAATGCAGTTGGAAATTTACAGTTTGACGGCTCTGAAAGATCAGATTTCTGTGTCACTGGAAGCCATCTGCGACAGTTATTCTTCGCTCTTATGGGACATTGAGTTCTACCAGTGCGGCTGTTTTGAGGTGTATATCGCTGCCAGTCCGCAGAATGTATCCATCTTTCAGCGTGGCAGAATTGTGGCAAGGAGCGATGATGCACAGCACTTCGGCATCATTGAATCTCTGCAATTGGAGACCGATGCCGAAAAGGGTGATTACCTGACTGTCACCGGACGGTTTCTTGCCTGTCTGCTGGAACGAAGAATCATCTATCCCACCATCACCGCAAACGGCAACTATGAGGACATCGTCCGCAAAGTGCTGTCCCGCAATGTGATTTCTGCCGGAATCCGCAATCTGCCCGGTTTTTCCATGGGAACGGTGTCCGGTGACTGCTGGCAGAAAACCGCACGAATGCAGGTCAGCTATGACAACATCTTAGAATGGCTGTACAGCCTTTGTGAAACCATCGGCGGTTCGGCAAATGTGCGGCTGGATGGAAATGCACTGAAATGCGACCTGTTTTCCGGAACAGACCGCAGTTTGTTGCAGGATGAAAATCCCCACATCGTATTCTCCGATGCGTACAACAATCTGCTGTCGTTCTCCTATGCGGCGGATGATGCGGTGCAGAAAAACTTCGCCTATGTGCTGGGCTGCGGCGAAGGAAATGCCAGAAAGCGAACCACCTTCTGTTCCGGTGCAGAGCCGACCTATCTTGACCGCTATGAGGTGTATGTGGATGAGCGAAACACCGCACAGGAAGAAGATGTGACGGATGCGGAATATCTGGAAATTTTGAAAAGCAGCGGTGCAGAGCATCTGGTGCATCCCAAAACGGCATCGGAATCCGCTATCGCTGCTTTTTCGACCCAGTATCAGTACAACAAGGACTATTTTGTGGGCGACTATGTGACCGTGGAACAGAAACGCTTTGGCTTGATCCAGCCGAGAATTCAGCTGATCGGCATGGTGGAGAGCTTCGACCAGAACGGCAGAAGTCTGACCCCGACCTTCAAAGAAATGGAGTGAGCATATGGCATTTTCCTATGGATTTTTTAACGCACAAAACCTTGACCGGGTATATACCGCAGAAGATTTCACGGCATATTTGTCCAGTTTAATTTGCAATGGGATTCTGGATACTTACCGGCAGTGCTTTGCCCCGACAGTTAAAAATTTAGCCGTCACATTCGGCACAGGCAAAGCATGGATCAACGGGCATTATCTCATCAGTGACACGCTGCATACGGTTGACTGTGCTTCCTATGTAGATGAATCGCTGGATCGCTATGTGGTCATTGCCTTGTTCTGCGACCTTTCCACACGAACCTGCGGCATTCGCATTCAGCCTGGAATTGCTGCCACCGAACCTGTCATTCCCTCGTTCACCAACAACAATGTGACGACCTATCTGACTCTGGCAGCTGTTCGGCTGCGAGCCGGTGCAACAGAACTGACCGCAGAGGATGTGATCGATTATCGGGAGGACGAAAGCAAATGTGGATACTGCAAGTGCATTCTTGGTAAGTGCAAGGTGACAGAGATGCTTGCCGAAATGGCAAAGACAAATGCCACACTGGAAGAACTGCAAAAGCGATTGGATGCAATGAACAGCCAGATTTCCGAACTGCAAACCAAAGTAGATGACTTGACCGCAGGCGAAATTGTAGCAACCGGACAGTGTGGTGAAAACATCTACTATGTTCTCTACGACAACGGCAAACTGCTGCTGCGTGGCACGGGTGCAACCTACGATTATACCTCTCATGATTCTGTGTTCTATCAAAACGACCAGATCAAGGAGATTGTGCTCAGCAATGGCATTACTGGTCTGGGTGACCGTTTGTTTTATCATTGTGCCAATGCGAAAACGGTATCTCTGCCGGCTACACTGACCAGCATTGGTGATTCCGCTTTTGCACAGGAAGATGCTGTAATCAATGATACCGCTGGTCTGACTTCTGTTACCATTCCGCAGGCAGTTACTGCGATCCAGTCATATGCCTTTTATCACACCGCCATTGCAGAAGTCACTGTGCCTGCCAGCGTGAAAACGTGGGGAAAGTATGCTTTTAGCGGCTGTGCAAAGCTGAAGACTGCTCGTGTTGCGTGTGATTCCATTGGTGCTTTTGCGTTTACAAGATGTACAGCATTGTCCAGCCTTACCATTTCTGCGAATTGCAGAACCTTTGGGGAAAATATGCTGACATACTGTGAAAGTCTAACAGCCATCACATATGAAGGGACGATCGCTCAGTGGAACGCCATCACCAAACCGGTCAACTGGATGTCTTCCGGAGAACATTCTTACAACAATTATCTGAAAAAGATCCAGTGTGTAGATGGCTATTTGGAATATGATCCTGAAAATAATGTGTGGAATGAGGTGAAAAACGGATGATGAAATTTTTAGTGAAACAGCAAAAAATCGAAGCACTGGAGCGAGAGGTCATTGCCTCTGACCAGATCGCATTTGTTTCGGTAAAGTTCGTATTCGATGGGGCTTGGAAAACGCTGCACAAGGTGGTGCAGTTCACGCAGTGTGAGGAAACATACAACGTGGTGCTTGGCATAGACGGAACAACCTGCTTGCTGCCTGCCGAACTGCATCCCGGTGCGGTGAAGATGAGTTTGTTTGGCTACGATGCAGAAAGCGATACCACGGTTCGAGCAACCACTGTTCCTGTCACACTGCATATTCGACCATCTGGTTTTGTTGCAGATGGGGATACGTCAATTCCGCCGACGCCGGATCTGTATACGCAGCTTTTGAAAAAGCTTTCCGAGATGCAAACCGGGGCAAACGGAAAGGACGGTCGTTCTGCTTATGAAATCGCCATAGAAAATGGTTTTGTGGGAACAGTTGCAGAATGGCTGGAAAGTTTGAAAGGCAGGGACGGTATTGATGGTAAGGACGGACTACCGGGAAAGGACGGAAAAAATGGTGCAGATGGTTTGCCCGGTAAGGACGGCACAAATGGGAAAGACGGTAGAGATGGGATTGACGGAAAGGACGGCGTTTCTCCGGACTTGACAAATTATCCAGATAACGATGCTGTAAAAGCACTGGTTCAAGATGCGGTTCAGCCGCTTTTACAGCAAGCACACATTCATAAAAATCTGGATGTTTTAGATGATTTAACGGCAGATGAACTCTCTTTGCTGCGTGCTCTTCAGGAATTCGAGGATGATACAACTTACAATATCCAAACATTCCGGGAAGCCATTGCAGCATTGAATGAAAAGGCACATACCCACGAAAATCAATCTGCATTGGAGCAGATCACTGCTGCTAAAATCGCACAATGGGATGGTTTTGGCACGCAAATCAATGGGCTTAGCACAAAGGTTACAGTCTATTCAGAAAAGACAGAACGTACTTTGGAGAGCCTGCAAAAGCAGATCGATAACCTGACAAGCGGCAGAAATTACACCATTCTATTTCAGTCTGGACAGAATGCCATTTCGACCTATGCACCAAATCTCAGTATGATTCTGGATGGCGGGTATCAGACAATGGAGGATTTTCTGACTGCCTATCCGCAGTTTTGCAGTGCAGAAAATGATTTCATGTTGTCCTACTCGCAAACGTGTTTTAACTGGGATAAGTCGGTCTTGACCGTTTGTGCAAAGCCTCTGTCTCTGACGAAAAACGCTGAAATCGTGGTGTCCTATCAGTCAGGTTCCAGCGAAGCCGGAAGGCTGTATCTGGTGCAGAAACCGCAGAAGATCGATATTCCTATTGGCGTGTATGTGAATACAGAGATCGATGCAAATCGTGCGGTTTCTCTGGATTTCCAATGGCTGCAGTCGGACACCTTTATCACCACCATCACAGAATGCACTGGCATTTCTGACGGGGAATATTACCTTGCCTGGGTAGGCAGAAGCAACAATTCCCACCCGAAAATCCGATTCCTGAAAGTACTGGAGGGTTGAAAATGAAAGATACCATTTGTGTAGCTGTCGGCTTGGTCGGCGGCTTTTTTACTGCCATTTTTGGCGGCTGGGACTCCGCTTTGGTGACACTGGTCGTCTTTATGGCAATCGACTTTTTCACCGGCATCATCACCGCCATGATGAAAAAATCGAAACACACGGAAAGCGGCGGACTTTCTTCCAAAGCCGGCTGGTTCGGTCTGGCGAAAAAAGTATGCACCTTGATGCTGATCGTTGTTGCAGTTCGGATGGATATTCTGCTGAATACCAACTACATCCGGGATGCTGTTTGCATCAGCTTTTGCCTGAACGAACTGCTTTCCATTGTGGAAAATACAAGTTTAATGGGGATCCCGTATCCGCCTGCAATTCAAAAAGCAATTGATGTTCTGCAAACGAAAATCGGCAGAACAGAAGAAACAACCGACAAGGAGGATAAGTAATATGACTATTTTAAGACCAGATGCAACAACGACTCTGAACGGAGTAAAAATCAACGAGTATTTACTCACCAAACACAATCCCAACCGCATTGATATGCCCTCTGTTTCCATGGCGGGGAAAATCATTGGTGTGACTGTTCACAACACAGACTGGATCACAGTAGCAAGCGGCACGACCCCTGCGGAACAGTACACAAGGGCAACCGTCAATAACAACATGAAGGATGTGCGTGTCCATTACTATGTGGATAATGTATGTGCATGGCAGAATCTGCCCCACAGCCTGAGCGGCTGGCACGCCGCTGATGGCAGTGGTAATGGAAATCGCAGAACCATTGCCATTGAGTGTATTATGTCCTCTGCGTACAATTCTACGAATAAGAAGTCGGAGGACAATTGTGCGAAACTTGCCGCAGCACTTCTGAAACAGTATGGATTGGACATCAACCATCTCTACACGCATACCCACTGGCTGAATGTTCGTGACGGACGAAACGGAACGATTGACCAGTTGAACACCATGTACAATCGGTACAAAATGTGTCCGGCGTACATTTTGCCGCATTGGGCGGAGTTCAAGAAAAAGGTACAGTCTTATTTAAATGCAGGAACTTCCACTATTTCTGCACCTTCTACAAAGCAGATTTACCGAGTGAGAAAGTCTTGGGCAGATGCAAAGTCGCAACTGGGTGCGTATTCCTCTTTGGAGAATGCGAAGAAAGCCTGCAAGGTCGGATATTCTGTATTTGATGCCAACGGAAATGCGGTCTACACCAATGGCAGCAAGTTTACCAAGGGGCAGAAGGTTGCCATTCGTGCCAACACGCCTCTGTTCGCCAGTGCAGAAACTACATCTGTAACCAGAAGAATCAGCGGTACTTACTATCTCTATGACGGCATTGCCTGCAAAAACGGTCGTTATCGGATCACCACAAAGCCGGAGTTCTGCGGAAAGACACCGGTGGGACAGTATGTGACCGGTTATGTTTCTTGGGATAATTTCAATCAGTGAGGATTCTTTTATGGAACAACAAAAATTGATGGATGAACTGAATTACCACCGTGCTCAAAAGCTGACTGATGCGTTATACCATTCCGGTTTGATTTCCTTTGAGGAATATGACAAATTAACGCTCAAAAATCGGCATTCTTTCTCTCCGATTTACGTGGACTTATTGCCGAAAACGCTTGCAATTCCGCCGAAAAAGAGGTAATATGGACACGTCAAAAGGAGGTGCAGAAGCATGAAAACTATTACCAAAATTGAGGCAAATCGCTCTGTAGCTGTTCATCGAAAATGTCGTGTAGCGGCTTATTGCCGTGTTTCCACAGAGCATGATGACCAGATGGAAAGTCTGGAAACGCAGAAGGCACATTATGAAGCGTGGATCAAACTGCATACAGAGTGGGAATCTGCGGGTATCTTTTATGATGCTGGCATTACTGGAACAAAAGCAGAAATTCGTCCTGGACTGCAAGACCTTTTACAGGCTTGCCGCATGGGCAGGGTAGACCGCATTTTGGTGAAATCCATCAGTCGGTTTTCCAGAAATACGGCGGAGTGCCTCGCTCTTGTTCGGGAACTATCAGGAATTGGGGTTTCCGTTTTCTTTGAAAAAGAAAACATAGACACCGGAAGTATGGAAAGCGAATTGTTTCTGACGATACTCAGCAGCATGGCAGAGGAAGAATCTTTATCCATATCCAGAAATGAGAAGTGGTCGGTACAGCACCGGTTTCAAAACGGTACCTATGTGTCATCGTCTTTCCCTTACGGGTATTGCAGAAATGACAGGGGAGAGATGGGGCTCGAACCCGAGGAGGCAGAAATTGTGAAATACATTTTTTCTGCCTTGTTATCCGGAAAAAGTTCTTGTCAGATTGCAGGTCTGTTGGAACAGCAGGGGATCCCTTTCAAGAATGGACGTCATTGGTGTGATGCTACGATTCGTGGAATTGTTGCGAATGAAAAATATGTGGGAGATGTTTTGCTGCAGAAAACGTATACCGATGTACATTTTCATCGGCACAAAAATCATGGGGAAGTGGAATGTTATCTTCTTTCAGATCATCACATACCGATTGTTAGTCGGGAAACTTTTGCAAAAGCAAATGCAGTCATTCGACAGCGAGCTGCCGAAAAAGGCATTGTGTATGGTACAGGAAAGTATCAAAAGCGATATGCTTTTTCCGGAAAGGTGATTTGCGGCAAATGCGGCAGCACTTGCAAACGCAGGATCCACAGCGGCAATGAAATTGCATGGACGTGTGCGGCTCATATTGAAAGTGCTCAAAAATGTCCTATGAAATATGTGCGGGAGGAGGTATTGAAAGCCGCTTTTGTTACGATGTTGAACAAACTGATTTTCAGCAGAAAGCACATTTTGAAACCATTGTTAGAACAGCTGAAAACGAACAGCAATGATGAAAATGTCCGGCGAATGCAGGAACTGCAAAAGCAGCTGGAATCTCATGCTGAAAAGAAAAACACACTGCACCGTTTGTATGCACAAAAGGTCATAGATCCTGTTTTATTCCGGCAGGAAATGAATGCTTTGCAGAAGCAAGCGGAGTCCTGCCGTATGGAAATTGCACAGTTGGAACAGGAAACACATGGAGAAACTGAGATAATTGCAGAATTAAAACAGCTGCTGCGATTTACAGAGCAGCATTCTGCAATGTTGACAGAATTTCAGGAGACATGGTTTTCTGCATTTGCAGAACAAATAATTTTGTATGATCGGAATCATATTGGATTTCGGCTCAAATGCGGTTTGCTGTTAAAGGAGGAAATTTGATGGGACAGATTCCTTACGGCTACCGAATTGAAAACGGTGCTGCTGTGATTATACCGGCAGAGGCAGCACAGATTCGCCTTATTTTTCAAAATTATATTGCTGGTATGAGTTTACAGTCGGCAGCAAGAGCAGCAGGTCATCCCATGGCACACAGCACTGTTCGTCGAATGATGCAGCGAAAATGCTACCTTGGAGATGCTTTTTATCCGGCAATTCTGGACAAAGAAACATATGATCGGGCAAATGCAGAGTGGCAGCATCGTGCAGATGTAATGCAGCGACTTGGAAAAACGAGGAGAAAGCCCGTATGTCCACAGACAAAATTTTTGTTGGAACTGCCGCAGCAAATACCAGAACTAGATAGAAATACACCATTTCAGCAGGCAGAATATCTTTATCATTTGATAGAAAATAAGGAGTAATGCAACAATGCCAAAGGTCACTACAATTCCACCCCGAAAGCAAAGAAATCATGCTGTAACGTCACAGGAAACTCGAAAGATTCGTGTAGCAGCCTATTGCCGTGTTTCCACGGATACAGAGGAACAGGCAACCAGCTATCAGGCACAAATTGCACATTATGAGGAAGTCATTCACAGGAATCCGGAATGGGTCTTTGCTGGGATCTATGCCGATGACGGCATCAGTGCAACCTCCACAAAACATCGGGAACAGTTCCATCAGATGATTCAGGATTGCATGGACGGAAAGATTGATATGCTCATTACCAAATCCATCAGCCGATTCGCCAGAAACACAGTAGATTGCCTGAATTACATCCGACAGCTGAAAGCACAAAACATTCCAATCTATTTTGAAAAAGAGTCCATCAACACAATGGATGCGAAAGGGGAGGTGCTGATTACCATTATGGCATCTCTGGCACAACAGGAATCAGAATCTCTGAGTCAGAATGTCAAACTGGGAATGCAGTATCGGTTTCAACAGGGAAAGGTGATGGTCAATGCCAGCTGTTTTCTTGGCTATGATAAGGACGAAAACGGAGATCTTGTGATCAATCCGGAACAAGCGGAAACGGTAAAACGAATCTATCGGGAGTATCTGGAGGGAGCAAGCTGTCAGCAGATCGCAAGGGGACTGGAACGGGACGGTATCCGAACAGCAAGAGGAAATACCCGATGGCATGACAGTTCGATTCGGTTAATTCTGGAAAATGAAAAGTATATGGGAGATGCCCTTCTGCAAAAAACATATACTGTGGATTTTCTCAAGAAAAAACGCATTAAAAATAACGGTGAAATGCCGCAGTATTATGTGGAGGACGATCATGAGGCAATTATTCCCAGAGCATTGTTCTTACAGGTGCAGGAGGAAATTGCAAGGCGTGGTTCACAGGTGGATTGTATGGGCAGACGGCGCGGATTTAGTGCAAAACACTGTTTTACTGGTTTGCTTTACTGTGCTGAATGTGGGGAACAATTCCGCAGAATCCATTGGAATAACCGAGGCTGCAAATCTGTGGTGTGGCGATGTATGACCAGATTGGAGAAAAAAGGAGCGTGTCATGCACGAACAGTCTATGAGGAATCTTTGAAGCAAGCTTTTGTAGAGGCTCTGAATCAATTGACAGGAGGCAGTGAAACATATCTTTCTATCTTACAGGAAAATATGGCTGAAGTGATTGAAATGGAACAATCCAATCTGCCCAAGGAAATACAGAGAAAATTAGATGTTCTTCAGAAAAAGTTGATCGAATGTGCAGAACGGCATGAGGATTATGAGGAGATAGCACAGGAGATCTTTCGGCTGCGAGAGCAAAAGGAACAGGCTTTAAGGGAAAATGTTTCTCAACAGGAGCAGAAAGAACGTATGCGGGAACTGCAGGAATTTTTGGCTGCTCAGCCGCATCAGATTGCCGAATTTGATGAAACGCTGGTTCGGCATCTACTTGCAAAAGTAACGGTTTCTTCCGATCGACTGAATTTTACATTTCAATCAGGTGTCGCGGTTTCCATTGAAAAGTGAACCACTTCAAAAATCCTCCTTTGCAAAATATAAAAGCAGGGGAGGATTTTTAGATTTTATAACGGCATTGTTGTCTTGATTTCTCCTTAAATTTATGGTATACTAAGAAAAAACGGAGGTGCTGCATCATGGGAATCTATCTGAACCCAGGAAATGATTTGTTTTACTCTACAGTTACTTATTCTGAAATTTATGTGGATAAGACCATGTTGATTTCTTTCACCAATAAATGTTTGTTTGGAGAAAACAAGGAGATCTGCGTCAGCCGTCCCAGAAGATTCGGAAAGTCGATGGCAGAGAATATGCTGACGGCTTATTACAGCAAGGGCTGCGATTCGAGAGAATTGTTTTCCAAGTTTCAGATCGCACAGACACCGGATTTTGAAAAGCACCTGAACCGGTATAATGTGATTCACATCGATATGCAGAAATTCCTTGGCAGAACCAAAAATGTCCATGAAATGCTGGACTTCTTGCAGAAACGTGTGCTAAAAGAGATGAAACAGACATTCTCCGTGATAGAGCCGGAAGAAACCAGTTTGATTATTGCGTTGGAAGATCTGTACGGTCAATGTGAAGAAAAGTTTATCTTCATCATTGACGAATGGGATTCCATTTTCCGAGTACACCGGGACAATGCAACTGCTCAGAAGGAGTACTTGGATTTTCTGCGGGATCTTCTGAAAGGACAGCCCTATGTGGCACTTGCCTATATGACCGGCATTCTCCCAATCAAGAAATACGGTCAACATTCTGCACTGAATATGTTTGATGAATACTCTATGACCAATCAATATGCACTCGCAGAATTCACTGGTTTTACAGAGAGGGAAGTTCGTCAGCTCTGTGAGCGTTATCATATGTCTTTCGAGCAAACGAAAGATTGGTACGATGGCTATAATGTCAATGGTGTATCCATTTATAATCCAAGATCTGTAACATCAGCGATGATGAACGGCATCTTTGACAGTTACTGGACACAGACAGAAACCTATGAGGCTTTGAAAATGTATATCGTTCGCAATGAGAACGGTTTGCGGGATAAAATCGTTCGGATGATTGCCGGAGAACATATTTCCATCAATACGAAAACATTTCAGAACGATATGTGTACTTTTGAAACTGCAGACGATATTCTGACTTTGCTGGTACATCTGGGCTATCTGACTTATGACTTCGATACAAAAACTGCCTGGATTCCCAACAAAGAAGTGCGGCAGGAATTTCTCAATTCTATCCAGGGACAAGAATTTCAGAACGTCAACAATGCCATCCATCGTTCCGACAAGCTGCTGCAATTGACGTTGGCACAGAATGCGGAAAAAGTGGCGGAAATGCTTCAGGAAGTTCACTGTGACAACTGTTCTGTAATTCAGTATAACGATGAAAATTCGCTGGCTTGTGTGCTGAGTCTGGCATACTATTCTGCACAAGACAGCTATGCGGTTTATCGGGAATTGCAAGGCGGAGAAGGCTTTGCGGATCTGGTATTTGTACCGAGAACTGGGAATCATAACCCGGCAATGATCGTGGAGCTAAAATGGAATCAAACCACTGGTATTGCACTGGAACAAATCAAAGACCGAAAGTATATTCGCTGTTTGAAAGACTATCATGGAAAAGTGCTGTTTGTTGGTGTGAACTATGATAAGAAGAGTAAGAAACATACTTGTCAGTTTGAGATGATGGAAATTTGAAAAACTCTATAGACAGACTTAACAGAACATATATTGAATGCAAATATTAGGGTGAAAACCATAAAAAGCACAAGCAAATCCACTATTAATTGTCACATCCTAAACTTATGAAAGGTACTCGTGTATTTGCTAAAACTTACAGTAGATTAGTAGCTATATATTTGGTAGACTAAGAAGGATTAAAATATGGGAAGCATTATTGATTTTAGTGGTATAGAAAATTGTGAACAAGCCATCAGAAAAACATGGGATGAATTTAGGGAATGTTTAGCAGCTGGTGTATTTTCTTATGATGAAATTGAAAAAGCTAAAAAGCAGAAATTTTTAATGGTATATGATGATCTATTTTATAAACATTCTGGTATTGACCAAAGTACGATTGTTTTTAAGGATTTGAAAGATAAGCTAATGGGAAGAGGTGCTATATTGAAAAATGATGAGATTCCTAATTATGATCGTTTTCTTCCTAAAGAAGAGTATATCAAAGAAGATAATCGTTTTAGCCCTCCTCATGTGGAATGGCTTTATTTGGCGGTTGGCAATGATAACGACATTCACGAATGTGCACAGGCTGAATGTCGAGCCAAAAGAGGAAACATGTTTGGATTTTGTCATTTTCAACGAGACACCAAATATGATATGTGCAAATTAGTAGATCTAACCATTGCAGACGATATTTCTTATGTAGAATTAAATGTAACTTTAGAAAAATATGTACAAACGCAAACTAAAAAACGTAAAAAAATTATAAAAGCAACAGGTTTTCCTCCTAAAATAAACATCGATCAAAAGGAATTGGAAAAAGTCTTTACTCAGTGGGCTGTATACACTTATGTAAAATTACTATCGACACAAATTTTCAAGCCACTCGATAGTTGTGATAATAAAGCAATTACTTATGCCCCGTTTCAAACAATTGCTCAATATTATATTTCATTGGGATATTCTGGTATTATTTACGATAGTACCGTATGTTTGAAAGGAAAGAATATAGTGTTATTTGACAAGCATATGGCCTGTCCAATAGGGACTATAGAAAACTACAAAATATTGTAAGTCTGGAAAGTCGATTAGATGTATTCTTACAAACAATTTGAATAAGAAAATGGTTATGACCTTGTTGCTGTAGTCGATAAATAGTAAGGACATTTAGCCTATTGTATTGAGTCAGTTTAAGATGGTAGAGATATATGCTATTTGCGAGAAAATTCAAATTGCTTATTCAGTATGGCTGTATGGGTAATTAAACGAAAATGCAGACATTAAAATTGAAGTGTCGTTGCACGTTGAGTGCGTGGTAAAAATGACAAGGCAATAAGGCTCTAAAATGGCTATTTTGCGTGGCTTTTGGCACAATGCAAAATGTACAAATGAAAAATTCGCAGAGTATTGCACAGTATTTTGTGTGTCTGCGTGTTTTCCATATACAGATAAAAAGTATTTTGTAAAATTTCGGTTCTTACTCACTCGACCTCAATTAACGCTTTCAATCGGTAAAATGTGCGTTTTTGTGCGTTGGTGGAAAGATAGCTGATATGCTGCTTAAAATTGAAAGTTGTAAAGAAAGCATAATGCAACAAAACCCCTCTGCTGGTTTTTATTCCAACAGAGGGGTTCGTTCGCTATGCTCACATTTCTACACTCACAATCACGCCTGATTTGAACGCAAAAACAATATGGTCATCGAAAATCGTGATCTTTGAAAGCATATGTCTTGCAAGCGTTTCATCATATTCGGTGATGCTGTGGTATGAGGTAGCGATAAATTTCTTTAAATCGTTGATGCGTTCCTTATAATCAGAACGGGTGGTTTCGTCCATCATAAGTTGTTCACGCTGTTCCTTCAGCCTGAAAATTTCCTCAGCAATATCATCATAACCCTGATGATTTTCTGTTCTGATGGTCAGTTCCTGTTGAAGTTTACGCAGTTGCTCATCGATTTTCAGAATATTTGCAGATTTTCCAACGGTTAATGCTTCCTCCAGATTGTCCTGCAATATCTGCAAGTATTCACCGCTGTCGCCGATCATCTGATTTAATGCAGCAACAAAGGCTTTCTGAAGTTTATCTTCATGGATACTTCTTGCAGAACAACTGTTATGGTCATGCAGTCTTGAACTGCATCGCCATACAGGTGTTTTCCTGCCATGAATATTCCATATGATTCGCTTATATCGTTCATTGCAGTTGGCACAGTAGGTAATTCCCGTCATGCAATATTTTGAACTGTATCCACGTCTTCTTCCCTGGCAGTCACGGAGCATTCCACGTCTTGCAATTTCTTCCTGAACCAGCATAAAGGTTTCTCTTGACACTATGGGTTCATGATTTGACTCGACATAGTACTGTGGCATATCGCCGTTATTCTTGACACGCTTTTTACTGAGAAAATCAATTGTGTAGGTTTTCTGCAAAAGCAAATCTCCCATATATTTTTCATTTTCCAATATTTTACGGACAGTGGTATCATGCCAGCGTTTATTGCCTCTGGATGTTTTAATGCCATTACGTTCAAGACCTTTGCAGATTGCCTGACAGCTTGAACCGTTGAGATACTCTCTGAAAATACGCCTTACAATTTCGGCTTCCTTTGGATTTATGACAAGATTTCCGTTTTTATCTTTATCATAGCCCAGAAAACAGGTTGTATTTATCATTGGTATTCCCTGCTGAAAACGATACTGCATTCCAAGTTTTACGTTTTGGCTTAGTGATTCTGATTCCTGTTGTGCCAGTGATGCCATAATAGTAATCATGACTTCACCTTTAGCATCCATTGTGTTGATGGATTCTTTTTCAAAGTAGACAGGAATATTCATGTCCTTCAGCATTCGGATGTAGTTCAGGCAGTCAACCGTATTTCTGGCAAAACGGCTGATCGACTTGGTAATAATTATATCGATCAGACCCTTTTTGCAGTCTTCAATCATTCTGTTGAATTCTTCTCTCTTTTTGGTGGAGGTTGCACTGATACCATCATCTGCATAAACATTTACAAGTTCCCATTCCGGCTTACTGCGGATAGATTCCTCATAATGAGAAATCTGTGTTTCATAACTGGAAGCCTGTTCTTCCGTATCTGTGGATACCCGACAATAGGCAGCTACACGAAGTTTTTTCACTTCAATTTTGGTGGCGGTATTTCCAACTCTCGGTTTTCTTGGTATTACGGTTACCTCACGCATTTTCTTTCACTCCAATCAAACTGTATAGGTATTCTGCCTGTTCTGCTGGATTTTCAAATTGTTTTGAAGGAATATCCATGCAGAAATCATGAAGGATACTCGGTTCGATACATCTTTTTTTGCCTCGCTGACAATGTGCAGCAGAGCGTTTTTCGATCTCTGTCTGCACCAACGCAAATAACGCTTTATCGATAATTGGCGGATAATATTGATCGCCCAGATAAATTTCTCTTTGCAGCATTTTCTTGATCTGGCTGTGACAATTATGCAAGCCTGCTGTTTCTGCCGCTTCTGTCAGACTCATGCCATTAAGATAGTTGTGAAACATGGTATTCAGAATGCAGGCTTCATTTTCATCAATGACCGCTTTTCCGGATTCTATTCTGTAGCCATACATTGCAATTCCTCCTTTAGTTTTAATCCGCATTTCAAATAAAAAACAGCTGTTTTTCTGTCGGTAATGACGATTTTATCAACATACTCTGTAAACTGTTCCTCGTCAAAGGCAGTGAGCATTTCACTGTGATCAATCAATTTCATCAGCTTTTCTGTTTCACGCAATAGAATTGCACCCTGAGATTCTGCATTTGAACATTGCATCATTTCCATACGATACAGATCTTCCTGCTTTTTCATATCATTCAGTTCACGATTGAAAACCACATTGTCTATCATATTCTGAGCCCTCAGCTTACGGAGATTATCCGTTCTGACTGACAGTAATTTGATTTTTTCCTGCAATTCTCTGATATGGATGACATTTTCATCACCTGCGGATGCTGCAACAGAATCATAATAGGGTTTCAGCAGAATTCCTTTTGCGTATATGAGTTTATTGATCATTGTAACAAAAGCTGTCTTTAAACTGTCGTCACGGATGCTTTTCATATCGCAATGTGAAATATCGTTGATATGTGTGATACAACACCAGGAAATCCGATTATTTGACTGCCTTTTCATGACACTGCCGCAGTTACAGAATATTTTACCGGAAAAGCAATATCTGTTTTCGTATATTCCACTGCCTTTCTGGTGGTTTCTTGCTCTCCACCGGATCGTTTCCTGTGCCTGGTCGAACAATTCTCTGCTGATAATGGGTTCGTGATGATCGTGAATCAGAAATGACTCCATTTCGCCGTGATTCTTCTTTCGTTTGAAACTGTCTGTTGTAAATGTTTTTTGGAACAGAGCATCGCCCATATACTTTTCATTACCAATAATATTCAGTATGCTTGTGCTTGTCCAGTTAGCTCCTTTTCTTGGAATAATACCATCAGCGTTCAGCTTTTTGGCGATTCTGTGTGAACCGAGTCCGGAAACAACCATTTTGAAAATGCGTTTTACAATTTTTGCTTCTTGTGGTTCAATGATCATTTCTCCATCTGCATTGCGTGTGTAACCATATGGTACACAGCTGAACTTAAATGTGCCGTTTCTGAATTTTCTCTGGATCGACCATTTCAGGTTCTTTGAAATCGATATTGATTCCTCTTCAGCCATGCTGCTTAAGATAGAAAGAATCAATTCACTGTCCATTGTACCGGTATTGAGATTTTCCTTTTCAAAGTATATCGGTATTTGTAGCCGGATCAGTTCTCTGACAATTGACAGACAATCTGCTGTGTTTCTGGAAAATCTGCTGATTGATTTGGTAAGAATATAGTTGACTTTACCATTTCTGCAATCCTGAAGCAGAGCCTGTAAGCCATCACGTGTGTCGGAACTTGTACCTGAAATGCCTGAATCATAGTATATTCCGGCACATTCCCAATCGGCATGAGCCCTGATGCAGGATTCATAGTGTTCCTTTTGTGTTTCAAGGCTTTCAAGCTGATCATGATTATCTGTTGAAACACGACAGTAAGCAGCTACACGACATAATGTTTGCTTTTGCTTTTTCGCTTCGATTTTTCTTACAATCATAAGCTTCCTCCTTTCCGTGTAGTATGTTAGCTCTTTTTCGATGATATATCAAGCGATTTTGGAAATAAGTCTGCAAGTATCGGGGAGAATTTTTGCCTGTTTAATTCCTGTAATTTGTCATACTCGACAGTTGTGATCAAACCAAGATTTAAGAGCATTTTTGCTGTTTTGTCTGCCCGATGATAATTCAGCTCATCCAATAGTTTCTGTTGTTCCATCAAAACACCTCCTACAGTGTCTATGGAAATGAAAATCTGTTTTGACGAAAAAAATCCCCACGAAATATGAAAAAAATCATACTTCGTGGGGAAGGGGTCAGATCATCTGATTTACTTTTTTCTGCACTTCGTTGTAGTCATAACCTGCATCAGTCAGACGTTTCTTTCGTTCCGCACCATTTGACCACTTACCCTGAATGACTTCACGGGCAACTTCGTCAACGGACTTCTTTACAGGATACACCTGCTTACCGGAGCTGTCAAACACAGCATATCCCAATTTGCAGGCTTTCTTGGCATTTTCAAGAGAAGAAAAAGCCCCGATCTGCGATTTGGCATCGGACCAGGACTTTCTTACTCTGTAAAGCTGTTTTGCCGCAGGTGCAGAGAGGGTGTTGATGTCGTTGCAGAACCAGCGTTCATATATCCCTGTACCTTTTTCTTGAAATCCGACCAGTGAGGCAAAATGTAAAGCGGACACATCTTGTAGAAGTTTCTTGCTGTATTGAGATAATCTACACTGCCCGATTTGCCATCTCTGACATTGAGCCAGTGGGTGTGGGTAAAGAGGTGGTTAATATCAAGATTGTATTTCTTCAGCAAAGCTGCCGCCAATCTTGCACAATTGTCCTCAGACTTCTTATCTGTCGCATTATACGCAGATGACATGATGCACTCGATCGCAATTGTTCTGCGATTGCCATTGCCGGAGCCATCAGCGGCGTGCCATCCGCTCAGACTGTGGGGCAGATTCTGCCATGCACAGGTATTGTCAACATAATAATGCACTCTGACATCATTCATATTGCCATTGACGGTTGCACGAGTATACTGCTCCGCAGGTGTCGTTCCTGCAGCGGTCGTGATCCATGCTGTATTGTGGACTGTTACGCCAATAATTTTACCCTCCATCGAAACAGAGGGCATAGCGATTCTATTGGGATTATGTCTGGTGAGCAAATACTCGTTGATTTTTACTCTATTCAAAGTGGTTGTTGTATCAGGTCTTAAAATAGCCATTTATTCGTCCTCCTTTTCATCTTCGGTTCTGCCTACTTTCGTTTGCAGAACATCAATTGCTTTTTTGAATGCAGGCGGGAAAGGGATTCCCATTAAAGTTGTATTCTCGATAATGGAGAGTAGTTCATTCAGACAAAAGCTGATACAAACGGCATCACGAATGTAATTTGTGCCAATGAGAATATCGATTCTCACTCCCACAATTACCATAAGAAGAATACAAAACTTCTTTGCAAGACCAACCCAGCCTGCCGTGCTGTTGAGTGTACCGCTTTCGCTGTGTTTGGATTTGCCCATCGCAGCAGTCACGATTCCCGTTACAAAATCAATGCCCATGAATACTACAAGTGTCGCAAGAGCAGAATCCCAGCCGCCAAGCAGCGTTGCGATAAATCCGCCGATCACGCCTGCGATCAGGCAAATGGTATCTTTCATAAAATCACCCCTTCATAAATTTGATAGACTTGACCATCAGATGTGAATTGTCCGATGTGCCGCTGAATGCAAGATAATATTCTCCCTTCGGAATACTTTCCAGCGACTGCATCACAGAAATAAAATCATTGGAATAAAGCCATTGAAACGATAATTGCAGGGCATTTTCCGCCTTGATTTCCTCATAAATATGCTGAGCCAGTTCTGCTCCTGTTTTATCTGTCTTTTTCACAAGATAGAATGTTGCATTTTCTGATGCACCAACCAGATAGCTTAAAAGCAGAAATGCGGATAAATCTCCGCAAAACCTGCAAGAGAACGATAACCATCGTTGTAATAGGTGTAAACGCTGTCACCATATTTTTGCAAAGTATCAGAATCGCTTTCAAATACAGAAATATAACTGATGCCGGAAATGCTTTCAATTTGTTTTGGCAGCTCTGCAATATCAGCTTTTGTTGCATAGTTTGACATATCAGGAATAATGCCGTCCCTGCCGTCAGCACCTTTGAGACTTTGAAGCCATTCTGTTTCTGTTCCTGAAAATCCATGTTCTACGGCAATAATATATGCTGATTTTCCATCGATTCCGTCAATTCCATCACGCCCCGGAAGTCCGTCTGCACCATCCTTTCCATCTTTGCCCAGTAAACCATCAACGCCATTTCTACCGTCACATCCATCTTTGCCGTTTACTCCGTCCTTGCCGTCAACACCTTTCAGGCTTTCAAGCCATTCAACCTCTGTGCCTACAAAGCCGTGTTCTACAGCAATTTCATAGGCGGATTTGCCGTCCTTACCTTTTTCAGAAATCTTCTGCAAAAGCTGCTGGTATAAATCAGGAGTAGGCGGAACGTTGCTGTTTTCGCCCTCAAATCCCGATGGTCTGATGTACAAGGTTTTTACAATCGTTGTTGCTCTGACTGTTTCAGTTGCTTCTGCATCATAGCCAAACAATGACATTTTCACAGTCCCTGCGGTTAGTTCAGCAGGCAGAAAACAACTCGTATTTTCTGTTCCGAGAACCCTGTTGTAGGTTATTTCGTCCTGTGTAAACTGCACCACTTTATGTAGCGGTTTCCAGTTATTATCGAACACAAAATATATCTTCACAAAAGTAATCTGGTCAGCAGCAATGACTTCATGCTCCAGCGTTTCGATGTTCTGCCCTTTTACAAGAAATTTTATCCTGCTTTCACCTCTTTCCATGTTTTCGTGCTTGTGACATATTCCATGTATCCATCAAGGCACTGGATTTTTGAAAGCGGAGATTCGATATCAACTGCATGGCTGTCCCAGTTTGTATTTTTCTTCACAGCGTTCCAGTCAGCAAGAGAACCTTCATAGGTAATTTGATTCAGGGATTCACAGTAATTGAAACAGCCACCCACAATTTCCTTGACATTTCTGGTAAGAGTAAGATTTTTCAGTTTTGTGCATCGTACAAACATTCTGTCACTGATGACTTTGCCGCCGTATCGCACCGTTTCAAGATACTGACACTCGCTGAATGCCATTGCACCTACGGTTACCACAGAGGACGGAACGGTTACAGACTTGATTGCCGTTCCTGCAAATGCATTCACGCCAAGTTCCGTAACACGTTCCGGAATCTTCAGTTCTGTTAAACCATTAAGACTCTGATGATAAATGTAACCGTCAATATGCGGCAGAAATGCAGCCTTTTTGATTGCTGTAAGTGTTGTCGGAAGTGATACTGTTTTCAGATTGTCACAATACTGAAAAAGGCGTTCGCCAATACCTGTGATGCCCTCCGAAACAACAACTGTCTTGATATTGTTATTATCCAAAAACGGGGAAAGATTGCTGTCAGAATTGTAATCATAGGTTGCCCCTGTGCCTTTGAGGAGCAGTCTGCCGTCTGAATAAAGCACAAAATCTACGCTTTGACCGCACTTGCCAATAGAAACCACATCGCCCGTCATCTCATCGATTTTCAGTGTTAACTCATTTATTTTTGTTGTCAGCTGACCAACTGTGATGTTGTAATCTTTTATCTGCGTCTGAATTTCAGAAAGCTGTGAGAGCATATCTGTGACCTTGCATTTGCCGAGAATACAGCGGACATATCCGCAGTAGTTTGAATTTTCACGATAATCTGTAATGCTGAGTTCTGATGTGCCTGCATCAAGTCTGATAATGCAAAGGGTGAGATATTTCTTGTAATCTGTATTCTGAAATTTTGGTATTGCAGGATTTGTGGCGGGTGTTCCTGCGAGGATTTCAAAGCTGACATTGCGGACGTTTTCAGAAGTGTTGCAACAAATTCCAACCGCCATATATCTCGGCAGAGATTCGTCCACATAGCGAGATAAATCATAGGTATATGCCGTGTCAGAAATGAAGTAATGTCCCTGAATCCAAGCCTTTCCGCTGCCGATTGTCAGTTTCAATTTGCTTGCAGACAGTTTGAAACACTGCCCGAAATTATCCTGAATCCCGTCACAGATGATACTGCCGAGATAGTCATTGAAATTCTCAGCAGTATACGTTCTGTCAAGATTTTTAGAATTGAAAAATCCAAATGAAAATGCCATAAATCATTCCCCCTTAAATGTCGGCGTTAAATTTCTGCCGTTATGGTCAAAGCTTTCGATCATGCCGACAAGCTGTATTTTATTCTGTCTGATGCCGAATCTCTGGTGCTCTACGGTGACGAAATCGCCAACAAAATAGTCCACACCGTATTGAAACTGTGTGGACTGCACTGCGATCTGTGATTCTGATTTTGTTTTTGTGGGAACAAGATTCTGCTTGCCTTTCTCTTTCAGAAGTTCCGAATATTCTTTCTCAGATAATGGCTTTGTTTCGCCATTTTCCTGTTCTTCATCTGAGATGTCTTTTGCATCAATATACACTTCATATCGGTCGAGAGAAGAAGGCTCTGTTCCCTCAAAATATGTAGTTCTCTTGCGTTTTTCACCTTCGCCTTTGCCTAAGACATAGGCATAATTCTTTTTAACAGAAGTATCCGTAAAATAGGTGAAAGACAGCAGATTGTTATATCTGTCAGAGAAAATAATGTGTGGATTTACTTTCTGTAAAATACTTCTGTCAGTACCCTGCGAAAGTTCAAAAACCATTTCATATTGCTCATTATCTATTTTGGAAAGCCTGATATTTGCAGTTCCGCCGATTTTTTCGCAAATGGTGTAAACCCACTCCATCAGATTATCATAGCTGACCTGCAATTTTGTTTTTGCATCCCAACAAGAACCTGACGAACAGCCGACAACAAGTCCCGGAATTTTTCTGATACCCGATGTACAAGCGTTATACTGTACAACATTCATTATAATCTGAGAATATGAAACAAGTTTTGTAAAGTTGAATGTGGGATAGATGATTCTGCGTTCAAGTAAGCACATTAAAAATCTGCCCTTGATGATGAGATAATCTCCATCTTCTGCATCGGTTTCAAGTTCCACGGATTCAATCAGTCCGAAATGTTCCTTGTCATCATCACGACCAACAATTCTGCCAGTTTGAAAAATCTCGATATTTCGGGGAGATGCAGCAATATACACTTCAAAAGCACCGCATTTGTAATATTCAATATCCCATAAAAGCGAAGAAAAGCTGTCACAGACAGCCTCAAGTGATATGGAGATATTTTCGCCAACAGGAATCATATTGTAAATTTCAATCTGCATTTCTCACACTCCTAAGTACGCATTTCGGTGTATCAGGCGAACTTTGATATTGTTCAGCCCATTTGATGCACGGACATAGAATTTATTTTCGCCTGCTTTCAGATTTAGCCATGTTGAGCCTGAAACAAGCCGATTGATGATGTTTGTCACAACGCCCTCACGCTCCAGAAGAACGGTTTTGTTGCCTGTTTTCGTAGTTATGGTGATAACATCGCCCTTTTGAATATCGCCTGAAATCTGCATATATTCGTCCGTCAGAGCGTTATAAATGGTCGGATTTTTCGCAGGTCCACCGCTAATTTCAAGGGTGAATCCGACCTCATCACCGCTGTTGTTGATCGTCATCATATCCTGCGTATTGTATGTACCAATTGGAAACGGTTCATCATTATCAGGGCAGACAAAATGAAACGCACCTCTGACACGGGAATATTCTGCAATCTGCGTTTCAGTGGAGTACCAGTAAATATCGGGACAGAGAATGGAGATCTGCCCATTGGTCAGCTTTTCAAAATTCTCCACCTCGCAGGTTTCCACAATACCCTCAGCATACACAGAGATATTTTTTGTGGAGTAGTATATCTTGATGTAGCGTGACGGCTTGACTACACGATATAGTTCGTGCCTGCGAAGTTCCACATCAAAGCCACGCATTTCAAAGGGAATAACTACATTTCGCTTTTCAATGAAGGCATTGTTCAGATATGAGCCATTCATTCCTGCATAATTCGAGGTACTGATGATTCCTGTCGGAGGATCAAGCCCTTTGATTTTGGAGAACATATATCGGCTTGCTGTTTTGGAAAGGTCAATTTTTTGACCTGTCTCGTTTTCGAGGATTAAAGTGTAGAACAATAAAATCACTCCTGTTTTATCTTGACTTTTTATTTTGTAATGTGATATAATTAATGTAAGTGAGGTGTTAGTATGATTTTTAGAGTTGAAGATATAAGTAACCCCAATGGAAATCATAGAAAATACAACATACCATTAAGTCAGTGCCCAAAAATGGCACTATCTAATTTGAGCAGATATATTCCAAATGAAATTCGAAAAGAAGTTAACAATTCTAGCGACCGAAGATTATTAAGTTATTCTAAAAGCTTAATAATTTGTTTAATGAAGTATAATCAGTATTCAGATAACGAACTTCATATAAACATAGAAATAAGTCCAGATAATTGTGATTTTATAATCTTTCAATATGATAAAAAAATTTACAACATTCCCTTTAATTTAAATTATGATTTATCTAGTATCACAGATTGTCTTGAAAATGAAATTGTTATATTGTTTAATTTTACAATTGATATTTCAAATAATCAGCTTTTAGATATTTTTCTTAATGATAGTACTGGGACTCATAAAAAGAAAATTGCATCTCCTGAAAAAGATCATGAAATTCTATTATTTCAATCGCCAAATGACCTTATACTTACTCAGTATTTACAACAAGCATATGTTTTGCTTGCACTTTCCATAAGGTATGGACTCCCTTCAGTTGTTGCTAAATATATTATAAGAGAAATCAAAATCTTGCCTGAATATCGTTTTGCATCTTGTTCTCAAGAAAGAGAGGCTTTGATATATATAGTTTACCATATATATCAAAATCTATATTTTGAAAAACAAGTTCTAAAAACAATAAAAGAAGATGAACTTTTGAGAATTTGTTATGATTCAATATTTCAATTCAAATCAATAATTGATAGAGAAATTGAATTTGATGAATTATATAGTGATGACTCTTTCTATAATTGTAATGTTGTATCTGATATTATCTTTAATGCATATAGCAGATATTTGGGTTACCATTTTCATTAATATAAAATTACATATTTAGAACATTCTTTGTCATACGATAAATCTCCAGCCGTGACAGTGATTTCGGACTATTGTTGGTCTGATTTACTGTACGGCTGTTGTCGTTATTATAGTAATTATTGACAATGGAACTTTCAGAACTGCCGTTCATAATAGCACCTGTCATATCGTCAAGATTGTAGTTGAGATCAGAATTGAGCGTTACTCTCATTGTATCTGCAACACCTGAAACTGCCTTTGCTACGACCTTTTTGCTTTTGTTGATGCCGTTCGCCAAACCATTCATGAAGTCAGGCATCCAGCTTTCAAAGTCTGTCAGCGGGCCTACATCAGGAACAGAAAAGTGCAGATAACTACGGATCGTATCGGCAATATTTGATACACTATCGGCAAGACTGCCGATCATACTTCTCAAGCCGTCAATGATGTTTGAAACAATATCCCGTCCCCAGTTCCAGGCATCTGATGCAAGACCTTTGACGTAATTGACAGCATTATCAAAACCGCCCTTGATCGTGGTGTAAATACCGCTGATGATAGAGCCAATTGAAGATTTCACATTATTCCAGATACTTGTCACGGTCGAATGAATCGTATTCATTACCGATGAAATTGTGGAAGAAATGCTACTCCAGACGGAAGATACTGTGCTTCGGATAGCATTTACCACACTTGAAACCGCACTGCTGATTGCATTCCATACACTTGAAATGACAGAACTTATGGTGTTCATCACGCTTGAAATGAAACTTGAAATTGCGTTCCAGACCGATGTAACAACACTTGAAATAGTGCTTAATGTCGTTGAAATTGCGGTATAAATGGCATTCCATATCATTTCAAAGAACATTTTAATGCCTTCAAGCAAAGGCGTGAGAAATGCAACAATCGCATTCCATATGGTTTGTATCTTTTTCGAGATCCAATCCATCACATTGCTGATAATGATGTGGATTGCTTGAAAAATGGTTTCAAACAGATATTTAAACGCCTCTAAAAGAGGAGAAATAAAGCTGTAAATGGCATTCCAGATGCTTGAAATCGTATCATAAATAGCGGTGCAGACAGTTGAAATAACCGTCCATATTGCATTGAAAATGTTGTCAAAAAAGTCGTGAATGCTGGTCAGGATTCCTGCGAAGAAATCATATACAGAAGTGAAAATTGTGACTGCTGTGGTATAGATCGCAGTCACTATTGTGGTAAAGAACGCAGATATTGCATTCCAGATATTTGTGAAAAAGTCAGCAACAGCCTGAAAAGCGGAACAGATGCTGTCCCAGATTCCAACAGAGAAGTCCTTAATTGATGTCCACACTTCATTCCAAGAAGTGCCGAACCAACCGAGAAATACATCTGCCACACCTCTCAGCGTGTTCAGAATATTGCTGAACTGGTTGACTACAAAGTCCCAGATGCCTGTAAAAATGCCTTTGATACCGTTCCAGCACTGTTCCCAGTTTCCCGAAAATAAGCCGATAAATACATCAAGCACGCTCAGAATAGTATCCGTCATAAAGGTGAAAATATCCGAAATATGCTGAAATACGCCCTCAAATACAGGAGCAAGCACACTGCATAATCCATTCCACATCGCTTTCAGCATTTCACCGAAACTCTCAAAATCAAATCCAAGTGCATTGATTCGGTCAACAATGCCTGATGTCAGACGTTCAAAGGTGGACTTTATTTGTTCCCAGATGGAAAGAATGCTGTTTTTGAAATCCTCATTGGTGTTCCACAGATTTACAAATGCTGCAATAAGTACAGCTATAACTGCAACGACAGCCACCACAGGAGCAGAAATACCGCCGATAGCAGCACCAAGCGTTGAAAATGCAGTCTTAGCACCTGCAATCATTGTCGGAATTTTTGAAATGAATGTCATCGTACTTCCGATAGAAGAAATGGTTTTACCCACAACAATCAAAAGCGGACCTAAAGCCGCAACCATCAATCCAATTTTGATAATGGTCTGTTTTGTTGCAGGGTCAAGGGCATTTAGCTTGTCCACAAATCCCTGTATTTTTGTGATGATGTCACGAATAACAGGCATCAGAATTTCGCCGAAAGAAATAGCCAGTTCTTCAAGCTGTGACTTTAGAATGGTAAGCTGTCCTGCGAGATTATCCTGCATGGTTTCAGCCATTTGCAGCGATGTACCATCACAGTTTGCAATGGCACCGGACAGCTTATCAATATCCGCAGGTGCAGCATTCATCAGAGCCAAAAATCCCGACATGGCATTTTTGCCCACAAGAGTTTCTGCGGCACTTGCTTTTTCGGATTCCGACATCTGGTCAAATGCAGCCCTGCAATCCGCTAAAATATCAGAAAGGCTACGCATAGAGCCGTCTGAATTTGTGGTTGCAATTTCCATTTCACCAAAAGCAGATGAACAGAACTTTACGTTACCTGAAAGAGCTGTCATAATAGAACGCATGGAAGTACCGGATTGTGTAGACTTGATACCTGCGTTCGCCATTAAGCCCAGTGCCTCAGCGGTATCTTCACAGGAGAACCCCAAAGCACCTGCAATCGGAGCACAGTATTTGAATGACTCACCGAGCATAGATACGTTTGTGTTTGCATTGGAACTTGCAGCCGCTAAAACATCAGCGAAATGACCGCTGTCCTGTGCTGTCAGTCCAAATGCAGTAAGTGCATCTGTAACAATATCGGAAGTTGTGGCAAGATCTTCACCACTGGCGGCGGCGAGGTTCATAATGCCGTCAATACCGGAAAGCATATCGTTTGTTTTCCAGCCAGCCATTGCCATATAGTTCATGGCTTCGGCGGCTTCACTGGCGGAAAATTTCGTCTTACTGCCCATTTCACGTGCTTTATCACGCAAAGCCTGCAAGTCATCGCCGGTTGCACCAGATACAGCGGCAACCTTTGACATTGCAGAATCAAAGTCGGAGGCGGTTTTCACAGCGGCAGTTCCAAGGGCAGTAACGCCTGCGGTAACAGGCAGAAGTTTTTCACCTGCACCTGAAATTTTATCACCTGCATTTTGGAGAATTTGTCCTGCCTCACCGATTTTAGCAAGTTCAGAATTTGCATTTTTGGCTTCTGCTTCAAGTCTTTTCAGTTCGTTTTCTGTTTCGACAATCTCACGCTGTAAGGCATCATACTGCTGTTGTGTGATGTCGCCATTTGCAAGAGCAGTATTTGCCTGTTCTGCGGCAGTTTTCAGCGTTGCAAGTTTATCTTTTGTAGCAGAAATGTTGTCAGCGAGAAGTTTCTGTTTTTGTGAGAGTAATTCTGTGTTCTTTGGGTCAAGTTTCAGGAGTTTTTCTACGTCTTTTAGCTGTGACTGGGTGTTTTTGATGTTCTTGTTTACATCCTCTAATGCCTTTGACAGCTTGGTCGTGTCTCCGCCGATCTCAACGGTGATGCCCTTGATTCTGTTTGCCACTGTTGTTTCACCTCACTTTTTTGAAAAAATGTAATACAAACACTTGCAATTTGCATAAAATAGTGGTATAATATAAGCAGAGATCATACAGAAAGGAGTGGCTGTTATGGCACAAGCAACAATCTCTGCACGCATTGACGAAAAGGATAAACAGGCATTTGATAATTTCTGTTCTGATGTTGGATTGAATACATCTGCCGCCATTAACCTTTTTATAAAGGCTGTTCTGCGTGAAAGACGTATTCCATTTGAGATTTCTCAGTCAAGCGACCCTTTTTACAGCGAATCCAATCAAAAACATTTGATGAAAGCAATTCAGGAGTTGCGTGACGGCAAAGGAACTGCTCATGATTTGATTGAGGTGGACGATGAGTGAAAAAATATGGTCTGATGACGCCTGGGACGATTACCTCTACTGGCAGACACAGGATAAAAAGACTTTAAAACGAATCAACCAACTCATCAAAGATATTGAACGAAATGGTTGCCTTGAAGGTATTGGTCAACCGGAAGCATTGAAGAACAACTTGCACGGTGAGTACAGCAGAAGAATCAACGAGAAAGACCGCCTTGTTTATCACGTTGAAAATGATAGAATTTATATTGTCAGCTGTCGCGGACATTATGATGACAAATAATTAAAATGCGTCAAAATCCGCTTGTCCAGCAACCTCATTCCACCCCGAATACTCATCATTTTCACGTTCTGTGAACATGTCGTTTATTAATCCAATAGTAAGCAAATCCAGCTCGGTCATAGAAAGACCGAGCTGTTTGCATCTCAGGAGAAAAAGCGGAGTTGTCATCGGGCGGTCAGTCTGGCGATGTTTTTTTTAGACTCTACTTGCGTTGCTGTGTTCAGTCCCCACAATTCAATAAGCTGAGGAAGAATTTCATAAATGCTGAATGTGTTGAACTGTTCCAGAAAATCATCCGGATTATCAGGAACATTCTCCGGATCAGCGTGTTTTGCCATGATGTAGGCGATATTTTCAAAGACTTCAAGGCTCTCAATGCCGATCTCACTTTTGTTTTCATCGCCCTCAGTGACCTCAGTTTTCAGAGCTGAAAAGTCCTTGTAAATATCTCTGCGAAACTTCAAACGATACAGTCTTGGCACTGCTGCACTTGCCTTGAAAGGCACTTCAATACCATCGATCGTAATTATTTTCTTGATTGCCATAAATGCTCACTCCTTAAGATGTTTTGGCGGAAGATTTCACGACCGTATCAGGGTTATACGGCATCTTGAACCAGTTGTTGTAAACCGCTTCTGTGGTGCTTTCCGTTGTCTTGGACTTTACAAGACCTGTCGGCAAAGGGATCGCTTTCAGCGACAGCTTTTCTGTCTTGACTTCCGTGCTTTCCTCTGTTGTTGCAGATTCCGTTGCAGGACGGGAAGCACTGCAGCAGTACATCACATGACGGATATGGTGCTTATCGCCCAAAAATTCAAACATCAATGCAAACTGGGCAAGTTCCGTATCATTCTTTTCCACCAGAACGCCGTTGTTATCCAAAATTTCACCTAAGATCTCAGTTGCAAATTCGGTTGTAATAAGAGCAATTTCAAGGTCACCTGTATATCCTGCATTGTTGTTGATGACGTAGTAAACGCCGTTGTCTGCATAAAAATTTTCTGCCTCGCCGTTTGCATCGATAGACAGCGATACAGCACCGGGGAGGTGCTTTGACGGACCATATGCAGGAACGGTCTTGTTGCCGTCATGGTCTTCGCCCCATTCATTGATTTTTGCCCAGTAGACGTTCTGCAAACCGAATTTGACCTTGTTCTTCTTGTTCGTTGCCATAGGTTATACCTCCGTTTCGTAAAGCACTTCATAGAGTTTTTCTGACTCTATCCATACTTCTGATTTTTTGTAATAAATTTTGCGTTTCCTCAGAACACTTTCAACTTGCTTTTCAAGTTCAGGATTCTTAACGTCTGTATAAAGTTCAATATCCAGCATTTTAAAGCTGAAATACATGGAATTATCCGCTGAAAATGTGTTCTCTCTGGGAGATAAAAACAGCAGAAAAGGCGGTGCAGGGCTTTCGCCCTCGGCAAAATGATGGTAGGCAAAAGGCAGTCCCATTTCCTCCATCATTTCTGCGATTTGTTCGTAGGTCATGACAACGCCCCCTCGATTAAATGCTCCAGCAACTGTACACCGTTTTCTTCCGCAGGAGCAATGTGCGGTTTGCCGGATACCCGACCTCCGCCACGCTTGGCATGCCCCTTTTCCAGCAAATGTGCCAGCTGATACCTGTTTTTAGAATGCACAGTCATTTCAAGAGAATGGCTGTTTTCCTTTGTCTTTTTGGCAGTCCAGCTCTTAGCATACGCTCCTGTTCGCTTTGGAGCATTGGCAGATATTTCATCTTTTACAGATTTTGCAGTTTTTCTGACCGCCTTTTTCATTGACGTATCTGCAAGGTCTGCATATTCTGTCAGACCCTTCATAATTTCATCAGCCATTGCATCAATTGAAGTCATCGGAAGCACCTGCCTTTCGTATTTCACCCTCGATTTTCATGTAGTTGTTGTGGTCGTATAAAGGAGTAATTCCGGTGACATTGTAAATGTTATTCCTGAAAAGAATACGGAAATTGGTGCTGTTGATATTCAGCGATGCAGGACTTTGACGAACGAGAAATTCAAGTTTCTGTACCTCTTTGGTAACTCCTGCATCCGTGGTTTCACTTGCTGTTTTTACAATTACCTTTGCCCACAAAGAAAAGGTTTCTTCCCATTTTGTAATATGGTTGCCGATCTCGTCCACAACTGTTCTGTGTTCCAAAATGGTGATTCTCTGATTCAGAGTCCCGATTTCCATTACATCACGCCCTCTCGCTGTGCAAACAGAATTGAACGAAGATTCAGTGTAAGTTTATGATAATCAGGATTACTTCTGTTTTCATAAAGATACCCAAGTGCGAAAAGCATCGCAGTCCGCACGGTATCTTCATTTTCAGCAAGTGCGGATTCGTCCATTCTGCCAACGTCCATTACCAGATTTTTTGCTGTAGAAAGCAGATTTTGAATCAGACTATCGTCCTCCTCATAATCTACTCTCAGATAGTTTTTCGCCTCTTTCAGCGTAATCATAGCATCACGCTTTCTTGATGGTAAGTGTCTTGATAGCTTCCGGGAGAATCAACTTGCCGTCCAAACGCTGACTTGCAAGGAAACCAACCTGACCAGTCATAGCAAAGAGTTCATTCAGTCTCTTGAAAGAGCGTCCCTGTCTGTCGGCTACCCAATAATAACTAAAGTCGCCAAATGCCATGCACTTGTTGCCTGCCTTGATTTCCGGCACATAGCTGGATGTCTTGTAAGGGCGATTGAGAATTGTGTCCGGAACACCAGCCTGCACAGACGGACTCCAGATATAGTTTCCTGTGTTGTCCTTCAGCTTGCGAAGTGCCTTCACTGTGGAATCATTGAGCACCCACACCGCTTTCTTGCGGTACGGACTTCTGAGGGAGTAGAAAAGTTCCATCACATCATCAAATGTAATACTTGCACCTGTGGTGGAAGTGCCGTCTTCCGCACCACCTGTGGCATTGAAAATACCTGTCGGTTTTCCCTTGCCGTCACCAACGAAAAACGCCTCTTCTTCCTTTGCACCGATTCTTCTTGCAAATTCCTTTGCAATGTAGGACGGCAAATCAAATACAGAATCGTTAAGGAGTTCTTCAGAAATTTTAATTGCTGTTCCCAGCTTGTATGCGGAAAGCGATGCCTGTCCGAATGTATCATCAGAAAGAGAATACTGCTGTTCTTCGTCCATCCAGACAGCCTCGCCCTTGGAAGTCACAATCGGAATCTTGCGGTCGCCGTTGGAAGTTTTGATAACGGTTGCCATCTGGCGGAAAATGCTCTCTTCCTCCAACGCTTCCACCAGTTTTCGTTCGTGAGGTAGCAGTGTGCCGCCTTATCATCTTTCGATGACAGGTTTGCACAAAGCCCCTCCCAAACCGTGCTTACACCTCTCGATGTACACGGCTTTCCATTCATTATTGACATGTCATTTATTTTGTTCCCTGTGAATCTTTTTGAAGCATTTCGGGCAAACAATCAACGTTTTACGTCTCATGTGAAGCATTTTCTTGCCCCATTCCGTAGTGCTTTTCAGATTCTTCATTTTACCTGCATGATAAATACAGCAGGAATCACTATTATCACCACACAGCTCACATACCCCTGCGCTTAACCGCACATATTGTGACAGCTTTTTCGGGTCAAAGGATTTGTATTGCCATGGGTCTTTATCGGACATCAACTTACCGGCTTTGCAGTCAGCTAACGAGACAAGCTTTGCATATTTGATACCGCCTTTAACTTCATGGGGAATAGCCCATTTGCCATCATGACGATATTTTTGGATGATTTTTCTCGTTGTGCTGTTGCTTTTGCTTGCAAGCGTCTTTAGACAGCTATATTCCATAAGATAACGGAAATAATTCAGCTTATCATAATTCGCTGCTAAGCAGTAATAATTGCAAATGCCACGGATTTGTGCATTATACCTGTTCACAATATCCACTTCCGAAAGATGTCTTAATCTTGGAACGCAAACCGCCCAGATTTCTCCGTTTGGTTTTTGTTCTATGATGTCGTTTTTGAACAGGAACTGCATGATCTTATCTTCGAGAGGTACAGTTAATTCTACAGAGTTATTCAGCGTTCTTTGTTTAACACCGTTTGCCTTTTTCTTTATCTTCTGGCTTCGGCGTACCGCAACGTCATAACCAAGGAAACGTACTCGTTCAGCACTGTGTGTGATCTTTGTTTTCTCAGCACTCAACTCTAAATGGTACTGCGTTGATAGAAATTCTCTCAGAATCTCTTTAATTTCTTCACAGTCTTCTCTGCTTCCGCTGATTCCAATTAGAAAATCATCAGCATATCGGCAGTATACAAGCTTTTTATCGTCGGACATTCTTGCGGGCGTTTTCAATTTTTGATTGCACACCGCTTTATATTCCTTGATTGCAAGCTCACGTTCCTCACCTTTTACCCTGTCAATCTTCTTTTGAAGTGTCTGCCTTCTTTTCGCTAAATGAAGATATTCCGGTGTCTGGTGTCGTGTAGACTGCTTATCGAACTTTTCCTTGAGTTTCATGACTTTCCGGTCAAGCTCATGCAGGTATATATTTGCCAGAATAGGGGAAATGATTCCGCCCTGTGGTGTACCGGAGATTGTGGTATGATATTGAAAATCTTCCACATAACCTGCTTTCAGGAAAGCTCTGATAATATTGATAAATCTGCTGTCCTTGATTTTGACTTCTAACGTTTTAATAAGCACTGCGTGGTCTATATTGTCAAAGCAACCCTTGATGTCGCCTTCTATGAACCATTTTACAGAACGAAAATTTGTCTTTATCTGGTCGAGAGCTGTATGACAACTTCTCTCCGGTCTGAAACCATGTGACTGGTCATAAAATAACGGTTCATAGATTGCTTCCAGAAACATTCTAACCGCCTCTTGCAGAAGTTTATCTCGAAATGACGGAATACCCAGTGGGCGCATTTTTCCGTTCTGTTTCTTGATATATTCTCTGCGCACAGGCTTCGGTTTGTACTTTCCTGACCTCAATTCTTCAATCAGTTCATGCACATATTCAGCACTAAAACCGTCAGCAGTGTCGTTGTCACTTCCGGGAGTCATTGCTCCACTGTTTGCATATAATTTCTGGTAAGCTGCAAAATAAATGTCCTCTCTCAGAAGGTAGCGAAAGAGTCTTGTAAAGACTCCGTCGTGATGTTCCGAGGAACTTTTATTGACACGCTCCAAAATCTCCGATGTTGGATTCATGAGGATTCTCCTCCCTTTCATCTTCTTACTTTGGAATTAACAAACTGCTTCCCTTCGCCATGTAGTGGGCGTTATCCACCTCGGACTACTACGGAAGCTCCGTTGCCATATGGAATATTCAGTCTCGAATAGACATAGCCTTTCGGCATTTCCACTTAGGCAATCCCTGTTTAACGATGCTTATAGGCAAGTGATAACTGTCGGATATCATTTCGGTTTATCTCACGTGTTCTCACGCTTGCTTCATGACCTATAGCAGACACCATAACGAATTCAATATTATGGTGGGGTCATGAGAGTGGTTTCAGGATAATTTCCACACCCTCCCACGAAAAAGGAGCTAACCTTTGCTTTGGCAATCCAGCCTTATCCTTATGTTATCTTGTCATTGCAGGTACTACTCGCCTCATATCCTTTTGACGTTTCCTGCGTTTCTGCCGTGCTGTGTTCCCGTGTCCAGTTTCCTGTCATCGGTTAGGCAGATTGACAACCGCTCTGCTGTGCGGTGTAGAGCCTAATCTACTGTAAACATCGCCTTTTACAGGCGCACAAACTCATCTGGAACAAGATAGCCGCCCTCTGCATCTGTACCAATGTGCAAATCATCATGGACATCGATCCAGTTGCGGTTTCTGACGCTGTTCCAGAAGGCCTTCTTGTAAGTGTCGCTTGCTGTACCTGTCTTTTCCGTTACATTCGGAGTTGCAGGCTTACCGAGAACAGGAGTGGAAGTTGCCTTGTTCATTTCAGCTTCGATTTCAGCCTGTCGTTCCAGACGCTGAATTTCTTTTCCGAGATCAACAATGATCTGTTCCATTGCATCATAGGTCTTGGAATCTTCTTCGCTGAGAACGCCGTTTGCATTTCTCTTACTGTCGAGAAAATCACGGGCAGTGTCCCAAGCCTTCTTTCTCTTTTCTCTCAGTTCCTGAATTGTCATAGCCATAATCAATTCCTCCAATCAATATTTCAAAAGTGCCAGTCTTTTTTCAAGCTGGTCAATCGGTGTGCCTGTAACGGATTCTGCTGATGCAGATACTTTGGATAAGAATGCAGATAGATTCTTCGATTTGGAATAGGTCATTGCGGTCAGTGTATCTTCTTTTTCTTCTTCATCCGGTTCTTCCTCTTTGGGAACAACAGGCATTTTCTTCTCTGCAAAGAGAATCCCGTCCACAAAACCCATTTCATGAGCCTTTTTTGCATTGAGCCATGTTTCATCGGACATCAGCTTCGCAATCTTGTTTCTGCTGAGATGAGATTTGGTTTCGTAGGCGTTGATGATACTTTCTTTGACTTCATCGAGCAAGATGATAGCCTTTTCCATATCTGCCTTGTTGCCCATGGCACAGGTCATCGGATTGTGGCACATCAGCATTCCGGTCGGTGAGATCAATGTTTCTTCTCCAGCCATCGCCACCACAGATGCCGCTGAAGCAGCAATGCCATCGATCTTGACGGTAACCTTTCCCGAATGATTTCGGAGCATGGTATAGATCTGACTGGCAGCAAATACATCGCCGCCCGGCGAGTTGATAAAGACGGTCACATCACCGCTGTGTTTTTGCAGTTCCGAGCGAAACATAGCAGGGGTGACATCGTAGAGTAGGAAAGTATCGCCTTGCTATGTTTCCATAGTAGGTTTATACAGACCCCTCACCGAACCGTGCTTACCCCTCTCGGAGTACACGGCTCTCCATTGTTATATAAAATAAAATCAACTCATTGATTATGAACTTTATGGTGGCAATTCCTACATAACACCAATGTTTTTCGCCTTTTGGCTATCATTGCACGTTCCCAATCGTTTTTACCTTTCAGGTCTTTCACTTTATGAACGTGATGAATTTCATAGTATTCTGCATTTGTGTCCCCACACAGTTCGCAAACCTTTGCTTTTAAGCGTTCTTCAAGTGTATTTCTTGAATAGCCATATATTACGGCTGCGTTTGAGATATTGTCCGTACCATCTTTTGAGTCTTTGCAATCAGAGTATTTAGCAAAATAACAGCGTTTTTTACCGCTTTTAGTTTCGTATGGGATTCCCCATCCGCCTTTCCCGTCTTTAAACTTTGCTATTATCTTTGAAATCTTGGTATTATGTTTTGCCGCCAGTGTTTTCAGACAGCTATATTCCATTAGATAAGCAAAGTAACGCAATTGGCAGTAATTACTTGCTAAATTATAATAATTGCAGATTCCTCTCAGCTCTGAATTGTATGTTGATATGATTTCAAGGTCTGACATATGTATCATATAGCTGCGATGAGTAGGAAACAGAGAGCCATCCTTTTTTTGAAAGATGACACCTTTATCGAACATGAAACGGTTGATTTTTTCCTTTAATGGAATTAAAAGTTCAACCTTATTATTCAATGTTCTCAATGAAACTCCGCCATTTTTGCTTTTAATTTTGGCATTTCTTCTTACACTGATGTCGTAACCTAAAAATCTTGCATGATTACTGCTGTGAGTTATCAGCGTTTTCTCATTACTGAGCTGCATTTTAAGCACCTCGCTGATGTATTGTGACAGCTTCTTTTTTATTTCGATGCATTCTTCACGACTTCCATTTACTGATAGAATAAAATCATCAGCATAACGAATATATTGAATTTTTTTGTCTGTCTGTGATTTGCATGGAGTTTTAAGCTGAACACTGCGGACTGCTTTCAAATTTTTAATTAGCTGTTTTTTTCGCTCATAATCCTGTGGGTCGCACTCTCTGATTGCTTTTCGTGCTTTTTCTGTCTGATATTTTGCTTTTCGGTATTCGGGAGTATACTTTTCTTTGCTCGGTTTATCAAATTCCTCTTTTAGATTTTCTACAAACTTATCCAGTTCATGCAGATAGATATTTGCCAGTATGGGAGAAATGATTCCTCCCTGCGGTGTACCGCTGTATGTCCTGTGATATATCCAGTCTTCAAGATAGCCTGCTTTCAGAAATTGTTGAATAAGCTGTATTAATCTTGCGTCTTTGATTTTTTTGTTCAGTATTCCTATCAGTACATCATGGTTAATATTGTCAAAACAGCCCTTGATGTCACCCTCTATGAACCATTTTACACCTGTGAATTTCATACGCAGACTTTTTAAAGCAGTATGACAGCTCCTGTTTGGTCTGAAACCATGAGAACATTCATGAAATATAGGTTCATATACTGCTTCTAAAATCATGCGTACAGCTTCCTGTACAAGTTTGTCTGTAAATGTCGGAATACCAAGTGGACGCATTTTATCAGAATTCTTTTTTTGTATATATGTGCGTCTTACCGGCGTTGGATTAAATTTGCCGTTTTTCAGCTGTTCTGTGATTTTCTGTATTTTTCTTTCACTAAAGCTGTCGGCAGTGTCATCATTTACACCTTTTGTTGATGCACCATTATTTGCATACAGATTTCTGTATGCTTCAAACCATATATCCTCCCGCAATAAATATCTGAACAGACGTGTAAACACTTCATCTTTATTGTTCAATGAGTTTTTGCTTATTCTCGTCAAAATTTCGGTTGTTGGTTGCATTTCAGCCATTGAGGTTTTCCTCCCTAACTTTCTTCATTTTTGACCATAACAACTGTTTCCCTTCGCCATGCAGACGGTGTTACCGTCCTCGGACTACTATGGAAACTCCGTACCCTTGGGTCATATTCAGATTCTTAAATCATAGCTTTTCAGCATTGACCTTTAGGGTATCCTCGGTTAGTGTAAATAACTGGTTGCAGATTGTCGGATATGCTTTCGTTTCGTTTGCACAAGTTCTCTTGCACGTCATATGAATATTGAGGCAATAATTTATTGGAGATGATAATAAATCGCATTCATATTTAAGGTATCAGGCAAATTTCCTTAACCATTGGTTAACTGGGACTTGAAACTCACATTCAACAAATACAGTTTTATCCTCTTATCTGCTTAGCGTTGCGGTTCAGTCGTTCTTGATTGCCTTTAAGAAACTTACCGCTTCCCCAACGTGCTATGTTCCCGTATCAGCTTTCGCCTTTCGGTTAGTTGGGTCGCTTACAGAATTACCTATTCTGTGTGTTACCAATTTCACATTTACTTACACCCTATCCGAGCGCACATCGCCCCACCAAGTATCTTCTGAAATGGGACCGTTAAAGAGTAACTCAGTTTCCGATGTATCTTCGTTTTGGATAAAGTTCCAAAATTTCTTCATTCGGTTTTCTCCTCCTTTTTTGGATTTGCAAATGCTCCTGCATCAGCGAGTTTTGTAAAGCTGCCATTTACGAGGTACAGGTTACCACCTTCATCCTCAGAAAGCATATTCATATCTTCAAGTTCTCGGATGTCATTCGCCGACATCCAGCCGTTTTGTCTTGCAGTAGCGTAGCCCTGCATTCTGGAAGCATAATCGCCACGCAAAAGTCCGTCCACATTGAACTTCACGAAATACTGTCCTTTTTCAGAATCAGAAAGAAGTGCTTTCTGCAAGGACTGCTCCCATCGAACAATCCAAGGGTCAAGGCTGTATTTGACGAAATCCAATGACAGATGTTCTACGTTACTGAATGTTGCATGGTCAAGGTCGCCAATCATATGAAGCGGCACTCTGTACATTCTTGCAATTTCCTCAATCTGAAACTTTCGTGTTTCCAGAAACTGTGCTTCATTATTCGGAATTGCAATGGGGGTAAACTTCATGCCCTCTTCGAGGACTGCGACCTTGTGAGCATTTCTTCCGCCATAGGCTCTTTGCCAGGCGTCACGCACACGTTCCGGATTTTTGATCACTCCGGGGTGTTCCAAAACACCTGACG